ATTATAAAAAATATAATGTTTCTATGGATAGCGATACCAGTATCAATGGTGATACTAATGTTTATAATATCAGTTGTCATACTAATGACGTGTTAGGTTGAGGTTTCTTAATTAAGTCTTTATGTTTTACGAGGAAGTCGCATATATATTTGTAAGTTTCATTAACTTGTTCAAATGTAATACCGCCCGTAATCAATACGCTCCCGCTTTCAAATAATGCTCCCGTGACCTTTTTGCATTCTCCAATATTTTGCCCAGTTCCTTTGCCATAACAATACTTAGGGCACGAGCATATCCCGTTCTTATTTTTATTATTAATATTCCAAAAATATTCGAGCTTCACACCTTGATATATACCGGGCTGAAAGCTACACTTATTATTATGCTGGTCATTAATAAATAATTTATGGACTTCTTTCCTCCTAATTTCAAAACCATTCTTTAACTCGGGGTCAGAATAAACCTTGAAATCTGTATTAATCATCCGTATTTTAAAGTTTTGATACTTTAAATCTAATTTATAATCTGGCTCAGTATTCACAATGATGCTTTTATCAATATTATGATATATTGCCGAAATATCATTAATAATATGATTAACAATATGCTCGGTATCCTTGATATCTTTGATACCCGTTAATTGTATATTTCCGTTTTTAAATATTTTAACATTCGGTATATACTTATCGCTAAACTTATAAATAATTGTAACTTGATTATCAAACCTGTTCTTCTTCATAGTATTCTTTTTGCTCTTCCTTCGCTTTTTAGGATATACTCCCTTCGACACGTCAATCCCGTTTTTCATAAATTGAACCCATACAATGCCTTTGTCTCCACCTTCTATGATATTCTCAATCACCTTGATATTATCAAATAATATTCCGAGATTAATGTTGATATTATTACCAATGTTCGCATTGCAGGTTATCGTAGAAATTCTGTAATCAGAAAAGTAAATCGCATCAGTCATCTGTTCTTTTATTTGCAAGTAGTTAGCACACATATTAAAGAATAATATTTCCTTATATCATTTTTTTATATTTTCTGAGAAACTATTAAACTTAATTTGTTGTCTATGGAGTTTTTAGTTTTTTTATTATTAATATTTTGATTATCTAGTTTGATGTGCATATTATCAGTAATGTTTTTAAGATACGAAGTATTCACAATTTCATAACTAAAATTCGTCGATATCATAGGCGGTAGATTTAAAATATAGGTCTTATCATTTGTATAGTGTCCCTTGCGGAACTCTTCGATAGTCATCGGTCCGTTGAATATCTTCAATAAAAATCTAGAGGGCGCTGGTCGAATAGGGTGCGTAAATCCGTAATGTTTGCTTAGCATCTGTATCAAACTATTAATTTCCCATACTTTGTCGCTACCACAATGAGAAGAAAAGTTATAGGCATTTGCACATTCGAGTGAGCAAAAATTACCAGACAATATATAGGTATCCGTTTTAATATTATATTTATAAGGCATCCCGTAAGTCCTATTATCAATCGGGTGGCAACACCAATAGCAATTATTACTAGAGTTTAGGAAGTCGTCCTTTTGTGATACTTTTAACGAATACTCGCTATTACTATTACTATTATCAATTATGATATTATCTTGAATAGCCGCATAGGTATTATTTTCATTTATATAAAAACAATTCGGTTCATACGGCTCGGGAAACTCGGTGAACGTATTATTTTCAGTAATGTTCAATTTATTTATTTGTGCAGTTGATAAAGGTAGCTGTAATATAATGTCTTCGTTGTCTACTGCTGAAATATCTTTAATTATTGTATTCATCAAATTCTTTTTCTTCTTAGGGTCGGTCGCTGCCTTATCATCTATTACTTTCGCTTTACGTGGCATTTTATAAGCGATGTCTTATATTATGTATATATGCGTTTATTATTTATATAATATTACTTGGGTAAGTTAAGTAAGCAGCAACCTATTTAGGTATAATAAACTAATCAAAGTAGTTTTTAAAATACGATATTTGTTTTATTAAAGCATCATTCATATTATCAGTCGGATTTTTAATACTGGCAGTTTCAAACTTAACATCTTTTTTAGCAGATATACATTTCATTTTAATCTCTTTAATCTCGTTATTAAGCGAGTTTATAGTATCTATCAAATATTTAATAATGTATCCTGATAATAATATTAGTATTAATACGAGTAAATCCATTTTCTTTTTATTAAAGATGGATATAAAAATTATCTTGTCTTCTTATCTAGACCACATAAAATTCCCGCCACTGCCGATGACTATAGAGAATACATTAATCACCTTCGAATATATTATTACATCAAAATTAATATTTGTTTCATCATATGTTTTATAATCAACGCCTTGCCTTCTCATTAATTCGAACAAATAAGTGTATTCTTTTCTCATTGTTATATCTTTTTGGCTGTCTTGATTACCTTTGTTTTTAATGTTAATAACCAAAGACGTGTCAATCATTTGGTTGTTGTATGACCCTGCGGCTACTATTTTTTCAGGGAATAGCGAGAAAGAATAGCAATATATACCAGTGCGCGGAATGTTGGTATGATGCTGGTATGGTTGGATATTATTATAATAATAGGCATCTTCGTCTGTGCGGGTTATGGTTTTCGCCCATTTAATCTGTGCAGTATCTAATATTCCCATATTTTCATTATATATATGCGAAGCAGTATAATTATCGTATATGTTGAAATTCGTCTCTATATCTGTTCTACGCAATACCCATATTAATTCTTTAATGTGATTATATGAACTAGTCAAGGGGAAATTTGTTCCTTTCGCAGTAATCGGCATTGCTGATTTATCGACTTTAACATAATCTACCACATATTTAACATTACCACTTATCAAAGAAGAGCTCCTATAATTACTATCAAGGAACACGTAATTAACATCTAATTCGCAGTTAATAAAACTTCCAGCATTTACAAAGGTTGCAATGGAGATATTTGTCCCATATATACTATTATAAAAAATAGGAGACACATACATCTTCAGCTTGTCGCACCAAACCTGATATAACTTTTCGACACTATTGAGTTCTATCTCAACCTTTAAATCTTGCGTCATTAATTTATATAATGGCAATGCCAATGATGGATTACGAGTAAACCAAAAATTTAATGGAACTTGTAGCCTTCTCCCTTTTATTGAGGGATTAAAAGGGTTATTCACTTTGTCGGATGTAGGATATATTTTGTTATATAATACATTATTTCGTATAAGATATCTGGTATTATTATTGTTAGGTGCTACATATTCTGGTATGTTCCCGACCAATTTATTATATTCAAAGTCGTCCTTCGTGGTTAGTTCATTCCATACATTCATCCATTCGCCATATATCTCGTCTAATATGCTTCCTCCCAATGTTATCGTCGCCCTTTTAATAAAAATATGACCTATGTTTTTAATCCATCGAAACCGATGCGTATCCGTTGAAAAGATGTCTGGGATGTTAAAAGACAGGTAGATATTACTAACTAAATCACCATAACGTTTTATAGTAAAATTAATACTTATATTAAGAGCTTGCCTATCTAGTTCGACAGACGAATTATTATCTGCAGGTAAATGGATATTTTCCATTGAAAAATTAACGTGTTTATTATATACATATTTATAGTAATTGATACAAGGGTTTAAATTAATATACGAATCCATTTGCCCTTGTAATACTAATTGTGTTAAACCACCGCCCATCTTAATATTATTATATTATGATACTTTAATATTATCTTATATAATAATATATTTAGCAGCAGTTAGTCATATGTCGAAATAAAGCTAACTAATTTTTCATAGGTTCTCTCGTCTTCAAATGACGCTACGATAGTAGGGGTATTCGTCGAATTGTCCACTATAACTATTGTGGGGAAACTCGTAATATCCATACTACGAACGCGATCTATGTTATCTTCTCTGTTATATTTATTAAGTGATACTTTGTTCCAATTTTTATTTTTAAGACGTTCCCATATACCCGATTTATTAAATTCGATACAATGCCCACAATTCTCCATATAATAATATTCGACGCTGTAATTATTATTATTATCAAAAAATTGTTCTTGTATTCTTTGTCTATTCGAGATTATCACTGCAAATACAAGAACAAACGCAATAATTATTATATAGTTTAATGACTTATTGAACATACCATAACTCTTACTTCCTCTGCTATATTTAACCATATTATTCTAACATAATGATATATTATTAAATTATACTGCGAATGATTTCAGAATATTTATTGTTGGTTTCGCGACTATCGCAGCGGCTGTCATTGCTGTCATATTTTTTATAAATTGCTTCCTTAAAAGTCTCATTATCATAAGTGAAAGCAATGTAAGTATAAAAGTCAGTAATATTATTTTGAATAATATTATTTAGAAACTCTTCAAACAAAGTATGTTTTATTAAAATGACCCTGTAATCCAAAGCATCGTAGTTGATATTCGAGAGGGCATCTGTATCAACTACATATACGCTAAAATCCTTCATTTCCAATAATCTTTTATACTCTGCTAAATCATCATTGCACACGACAATTGTCCTATATATTAATTGAGTTTTATATATGTTATCTAGTTCCTCCACAAATTGATTTTTTAAATCTAATTTCATATATTATAATATATTATATCATAATATATACATATAATTTTTATATGATATACCATATCGGATACATATACATATACATATACATATCAGATATGATATAATTTATATATAAGATTATTTAATATATAAATTATTATAATGGATGATAAAGTAATCAAAATAAATCTATCTGTTTTTCACAATAGATATAATAAAATAGAAGTTCCTGAAAATATCATTATGAAGGCTGAAAATCTCAAGAAATCTTGTAATTGTTTTAATTCGTTCTATGACCCTAAGATGATATGGGAAAAGAAACTATTTAATAAGAAAGAAAAATACGCCATTAATAATGTGAATGGTAATAATAGCAATAGCGGTGCTAATAATAAAAACAGAGTTCATATTATTATACCCGACTTCTCTGACTTTTCTAATACTAAGAGGACGCTCATAGGATATTTAAATAAATTAACAATTAAAAACAAGGATGTTATTCAGGAGAAAATCAAGGATATTATTCATAGCAACAACACCGAAGAGGTCTTCCTAATCATTTGGTCGTATATCAAAGCGACCGAAAGCGATAACAATATATATGTAAAATTGCTAGAATACTTTGATACCGATTTTTTAAATTGCATTATCGATAAATTGTGGGAAAGCTATAA